TTATTTTATTTTCTTAACCTTAACGCTCTTTGCAGCTCCGGCTTTTTTGAAAGCTGATTTATATGCCTTTACCTTTTTCTTTGGCACGCTGATCGTTGCTTTTTTATTTATCTTTGTAAATGCTGATTTTCCGATGGTCGTTTTCTTTAATTTACTGCTCTTGACCGTGATTGTTTTCAGCTTCTTATCACCATAAAATGCCTTGCTTCCAATCTTGCTTACCTGCTTTGGAATCGTGAGTTTCTTGATCGCTGTACACTTGGCAAATGCTTTATCACCAATTTTTGTAAGCTTCGCATCCAATGTAACCTTGGCAAGCTTCTTGCATCCGTAAAATGCACTCTTGCCAATTGATTTTACATTTTTACCAAGCTTTACGGTTTTCAGCTTCTTGCAATTCTTGAATGCACTTCCGCCAACAGAAGTAACCTTGAACTTATAGCCCTGATACATAACTGTTGCAGGTATTGTTGCCTTTGTTACGGATTTCTTTGCTCCATACAGCGTCACAGTACCCTTCTTGGCATCTGATTTTGTAATCTTATAACGCAATTTCCCAACTTTGAACTTTGTTCCAACTGCCGCAGGCTTTTCTGCCTTGATAAATTTCTGGGAATACTGATTCTTTGAAGTATCAATACCATCCTGCTTTGCTCCTGCAAAACTGTTGTTTGAAATATGGGATACATTCTTTGGAATCACCATCTCTTGGATATTATTGCAATTCTTAAATGCATTATCTCCGATATTCTTAAGACTGTCCGGAAGTTTTATCGTATTCAGATTATGACATCCATCAAATGTACCATTCGCAATCTTTGTTACACCCTCCGGGACATCGATCACATGAAGATTATCACAGGTCTTAAATGCTCCTGTACCAATTTCCTTTAATGTCTTGCCAAGGAACTTTACTTCATTCAGATTGTTGCAGCCATAAAATACATATGCTCCTACCTTCTCCAGGGTCTTTGGTGTTATCAGTTCATGAAGATTATCACATTCATAAAATGCATAATCCGGAATTATACGGATCTTTGTCTTTGAAATATCGATCTTAATATTGACACAATATGCAAAGGAATATTTTCCAATCGATGTTACACTTGCAGGAAGTGTGATCTGCAGATTGGAATTTCTTGCAAATGCATATGCTCCAATAATCGCTGTATTAGATGTTTTTGCAAACTCGATCTGGTTCAGATTGCCGCACTGATAAAATGCATAATCACTAATCACCTTTATTGTTGTCGGTATCTGAAAACCTCCATTTAAAGCAGCGGTTTCAAATGCATATGGTGCGATCGTCGTTACCGGAACAGGGATCTTATACAATCCCTTTCCTGTATAATGAAATGCCGGAGCAAAACGATACGCCTGCTTTCCATCCTTACTGAGAAGCAGTTCACCTTGATTCTTATTCTGGATCTGTGCCTGGTTTGGATTATTTGTATTCCATGTATATGTCTTAAAATAAGCGTTTGTATCTGCTGCTGCAAATCTGCCGATTGACCGGCAGCCGGCAAATGCCCCTGTACCAAGCTTTTTCAGATTGGAAGGAATAGCGATAACTCCCATCTCAGCATATGGAACAACAACACCCTGTGCCGTTGCAGTTCCTGCTGCATCCGTTGCCGTAGCTGTATCATTTGCATCTGCTTTCTTGTAGCTGTACAGTGTACTAAGGCTCTGGCAATTCTCAAATGCCCGGTCACCGATCGTTACAATCGTATCCGGAACTGCGATCAGGGAAACCTTCTCACATCCCTTAAATACATTATTGCTAATTCCTGTTACTGTCCTGCCGTTGATCGTTGCCGGTACAATGATCTGTTCCGCATTCTTGTTTCCTTTGTATGCGGTGATCGTACCATTTGCATCACATACAAATGATGCTGCTGCACTATATGTATACATCTGTCCTGCATTATCAGCTTTTGATAAAGAGCCCGCACCCATCAGTGCCAGTATGCAAATACACATTGCTGCAGCAAGCATCAGCCATAATTGTTTACTTCTTGTCTGCTTCATAGCATAACCTCCCTAAAAAATACTGTTTCTATTTTATCATGCCATTCCACAGAAAGATAGTTTATTTCGATTTACCCTTATGAAATACTTTTATTTTTTGATAGTTGCTTTTACAACACCCTTTACAACCTTATATTTTTTATTGCCCAGTTTTACAGTGCCTGTAACCTTCTTTGCAATCTTTCTTCCTCCAATGTAAGTGTGATCGTTGGATTCTTCCACTGTGTCCATCTAGAATTTTTATCCATTTTTAGACAAACGAAAAAAAGCCTAAAACCTTTCAGTTTCAAGCTTTTTGAATAATGCCGGCGACCGGCACTTTCTTAATTTTTCCCAACTATGAAAATAATTGAAAAATCTAGGTTTTAAGCCATTTTCTAGCACTTCTTATTGTATCAAATATGAAAGTAAATGAAATATTTTTGCCCCTAAATTGCCCCTAAAATCAAACAGCTGGTAATGTCAATATCTGCCCAACATGAATCGTGGTGCTTGTGATCTTCGACAGGCTCATGATCTCCCTGTACCGTGATCCGGATCCGAGATACTTTGCAGCAATATCCCAAAGTGTGTCACCTTTTTTGACCGTGTATGCCTTTGTCTTCTTTGATGCTTCGTTTGCTTTCGCATTTGTGCCCGGGATACTAAGTACCAAGCCTGGATGAATCGTTGCACTTGTAAGTGAGTTTAAACTCATGATCTCTCTATATCGTGATCCTGATCCGAGGTACTTCTCTGCAATATCCCAGAGCGTGTCGCCTTTCTTTACTTCTACAGTCTGGTATCCGGTATCATTATCTTTTATATCTGCTTTAACATTGTCGACATATGACGGCACACCATATCCTATAATGTACTTATCATCAATCCGATATATACGCTCATGCACAGCATCCGATGTATTTCCCTCAACTGTATATATATAAGGAGGACATACCTTTGTAACTATTCCGACATGTGACGGATCCGTCAGCTTGTGAGCTTTTGAAAAAAATACCGGAATTCCGGGAACTGGTGTGTATGTGCCACCATAAGCCTTTGCATTCTTCCATTTTCCCTGCTTGATGAACCATTTCATTCCGGCAGTACATGATGCAAATCTTGAGACAACATCTTTTGCGATTCCGCATACGATCATAACCCATGTAACAAATATAGCGCACCACGCAACATCCATTCCGAATGTTGAACCTGTCGCTTCGTTATATATTTTAATGTACTTATCATCACCATCCGGCTCACATGTTCCAATCTGGCTCTTCGCTGTGCTTATAATCTTGTCAACAATACTCATATTCTATTCCTCACTTTCTGATTTTTTCTGCAATATATCAATAGCCTTAGTAATAACCGCCGGGAGTGGTACACCCATAAGACCAGCGTTCTCGACAAGTGATATCAGTTCGTTCGCAATGAATGCAATGATCACCGCATCTCTGATATAGTTTGTTCCGATAATCAAATCAAGCCTGTACGACACAAGAACAAATACAAGCGTCATGCATTTACGGCATAACCCTTTCCAGCACGTCTTGCTTTCAAGGCTGCCGGTGTCCGTTTTTCTGCTCTTGTGAAACACTCCTGCGACCACAAGACCTGATACATAATCAAGCCCCATGAAAATCAAAAGAGACACCAGTCCGGTGTCCCATCCTCCAAACAATGCTGCTATTCCGGAGCCAACCGCTCCGATCATTGTACATATAAACTGTTTCATGTTTTCATTCTCCTTTCTATGATCCGATCATTCCGCCACCGGGGTTTATAATACTTCCACCAGATTCTATCTTGATTTTTGCAAGATTAATAAATCCGTCATGCAGAGATGCTACAAGCGGATCAAGTAACTTTCTTACATCCGCTATTGTTGACACTTTTGTTTCATCCGGCAGTAACGGCAATGACATTACACCTGCTATATTTGTGAACTCTGCACTGTATTTGTTATCAACATTCTGTAACTTTAATACATCTGCAGACACTGTGTTGATGCTTTCCTTAACATTATTAATGTCTTCAGTATGTTTGTCAGATAAGTTCTTTATAGAAGCCTTTACGGATTCTATATCTGCGTTTACAGCATCCAGTTTATTTTTATTATCATCTATACCTTGTGAAAGTTCAGTATCTTTTTTTGACAATGATAATATGTCACTTTTTACTCCATCAATAGCAGATGTTCTTGCCTGTGTCTCCTTATCAACAGCATTTTTTATATGATCATCCGTCTCTGCCTTTGTGTAAACCGATGACAGCCTTGAATATAATATCTCAAAAAGAGGTTTTACTGTTCCTATATTAATACCATTGATATTAATCTCATACAGTGGGAAGGTATCTTCTGTTGCTCCCCAATATATACTTCCTGTCGGATATTCTGGTGTTGCTGCTGTCCCTGCAGATGGTGTACCTTTAATTACTTCAAGTGTTACATTTTCAATGCCAGTGTCTTTTTTGTACTTTGCTACAATAAGATCTTTCCGGTTGTATCCTTGACTGCCGCTGTCAATCATAAGATCGTCATAATCTCCTGCAGGGATCCGAGCATGACACCCTTTCATAACCAGATCCCCACAGGATACTCTTGCAGTATTGACATCGACCATAGTCAACTTGAACATATCTCCAACTGGCAGCACATAGTTATCTTTTCCAATGATTCCAAGATTCAACGCTCGGTCATCATCTGCCGTTACATGATTTACTCCGGTTTTTCCTGTTACTATTTTCATTACTTATCCTTTCCGTGTAGCATCACCTACACTATATGATATATCAACTGTATCATCATCTAACTTGACTATTATATTTGTGATACTGCTTATTACATAGGAATCTGTCACGCTTTCATGCCCGCCAATTATATCACCTATATGTTGCTCAGTATCACTGCTTGTAACTGCAAATGCATCAGCTCCTATTAATTCCTGCAATCTCTCTGTTCCACCAGAGACAAGGTCCTCATCAGATTCTGCAGATGTGTTCTCATAAGTACTCACATATTCCTCAATTCCATATAGACGTTGAGATGTGCTTATATTCCCATTTGCATCAGCATATAAATGCACTACAGTTCTATCCTGAAGTTCTCCTTTACCAAGACATATAAGATGATTTACACCTCTATATGTCTTCTCAATAGTGAAATTAATATCGTTCTGGTTGTATTCTATCCGGTCGGAATAATCAACTAACGGCACATATGATACATGAACTATTCCATTTTTAACGATTAAGTACAAATTCATACCTATAGCTTTACCAAGCTTAACTAACCCGGTATATAGATCTATGTATCGGTCAAACCGAAATGTTTTTACTGTGTATCCAATACGTTCGGCAGCAAATACCGCTGACAGTCCACATAAATTTATAAGATCCTGAATAATGTTTCCAGCATCTCCTGATACAATCCGATAGGCTGCCCCAGACGGAGGCTCTATGATCTTACTCATAAGTACTCCCCTGAAACTTCTGCCTAAATATCTGATCTCATTATTCTCCGTTATCACTTTTACGGAATCTACAACACCACCATACTCCGTATCATTGACATACCACCAATAGCCTCCACGCATGACATTATTCTTAATACCAACTGTGATCTCAAAATTCTTCTCATTTGCAATATCAAGATCAATATTATAATGATGCAGGCAACCTTCATCATTAAGATTTCGGTCTGTATAGATCACATCCAAATCGGTTCACTCCTTTCAGCTTTCAAAAGCAAATCAAAATTAAAATCCGCATTCCAATATATAGCCTGTTCTCCGGATTTAATTTTGTGAAATATATCATTCTTTCTGTCTCTGAATCGGAATATATTTACAGTTGCTCCATTCGTTTTATACAGCCTTATAGTCTGCCGTATTGAATCAATCTCTACTCTTTCACCAGCCTGAATAGTATAGTTTAACGCATATATATGACCACCTATTGATATAGCCGGATTCTGCGCATATCCATAGATGGTCATAATAAATTCTGCCTCATTAAAATTACTATTTGCAAACTGTGTAGCATTCCCTGGTGAAGCGGAATAATCATATTCATAACCATATGAATACCCACGTCCACTATCGTCTGATTCTATCGTTTCATATCGATACTGGAACAATTCATCTTTCACCCATGTATCTGTAATTGTTACAACCTTTAAAGATAACTTTGTATATGGCCCTGCCAAATACTCTGACTTATCACTTGCGTAAATAAAACATTCAAGGTAATAATTGCCAATATACAGTTTTCCAGGCACTTCATTGATGATATCCTGTTCAAACAGTTCAAACATATCATTCTTTACATTCCTGCATATCCTCGGAGTCGGGCAACAAATAGTGATCGGAAGCGTCTTTTCTGTAATTTTCTTTCGAAAATTCTCCACACTTTTCCGATCACTATCATAGATCCACTGATAGTCTCGAAGGTCATTTTCATTTGCAAAGATATATTTCTTTCCAAATTCAAGAACATTCCCCTGACTATTTACATATTTTATATTCTCAAGCATATGTTCTCACCATCCTTCCAAATACTCTACCATCAATCTTAAGCTTCGTGCCTTCTGTAAGTGCTCTTACCATGTATTCATACATATTTTCATCAATATGTCTTACCACATCAAGAATCAAATACAGAACCTTTGATAACTCTGATTCATTGTCTACTGTTCTTCCTGTTGCTGCTGCCATCTGATCTGCTACCTTACTGATCCATTCTGTATTCTTCTCAAGCGGCACAACAGCCTCAGCTCCATTACCTTCAAGTATACCGACCTGACCTTTCTTAAGTACACCACCTTCTGCAAGCTGTGGTGCATTCAATTTATCAAGCTTATTAATTGATACTCCCGGAATCGCATTAATAACGGATATACAAGCATTGATTGCAGATATAAAACCATTAATGATCTTTGTCGCTGTACCTAATATGCCATTGATAGCTGCTGTAACGGCTCCCTTGATGCCATCTGCGATAGCTGTTCCAACCTTGGAAAAGATATCCTTAATCTTCTGCCATGTATCTGAAAAGAACTTAACCATCGGTGAAAATGCATTCTTGATACCAGCCCAAGCCTTGCCAAAAATGTCACTAAACCATGTACCTACTGATGCATATGCACCTTTTATTCCATTCCAGATTCCACTGAAAAATCCAGTAACAGCAGACCAAACACTCTTAATTCCATTCCACGCTGTTGTAAAGATGCCTTTAAAAAACTTTCCTACTGCTGCAAATGCTGATTTTATACCATTCCATATGCCTTTAAAAAAGGCAGGTGCTGCATTCCAGACTTTCTTAATGCCTTTCCAAGCCATTGAAAACGATTTACGACAGTTGTTGATAACTGCCATAATTGCAATAATCGCCGCTTCCAATGTGATCTCAAGCATCTCGCAAAACCATTCAAGTATCGGTTTCAGCACTTCAAGTATCTCTTCTGATATCAGACTTATCACCTCAACAAGTGGAGGCAGGATCATATTGATAAGTTCCATCAATGGATCCAATATCATTAAGACCAGATTTATAATTGGATTGAGCAGATCAAGTATTGGCTGCAATAATTCCAGTACCGGCTGCAAAATCGAAATCAAAATAGGAAGGATCTGCGACACTATCTGCACAATAGGCGGCAAAAGCATATTAATCAAATTCGTAAGCGGTGGCAAAATCGTTTGAACTATCTGCAATAATGGTGGTAACAGTGTATTAACAAGGGATAATATAGTAGGCAAAATAGCTTGCAAAGTTCCGAATATAGACTGTAATGCAGATGTAAGTGTCTGCCCCAGCTCTCCACCTATACCCGGCAACAAGGTTTCAAGTATGCCAGGAAGGTTATTCACCAATTCGGACAGCAACGATGTTGCGCCCTGTATAAGTGATGGCAGTATCTGTTCTACAAGTGGCGGTATATATGGTGCCAATTTCTGTGCAAGACTTGATATACCTGCAACTATCCTTGGCAGTGTGTCTGCTATTCGTGGTACAAGGTTATCAGCTACAGCCATCACAGAATCAACAAGGTTATTGATCAGCACTCCAATGTCCTGTGATGGGTCGGCCATTCCTGTGAGCAGATTCGTCCATGCGGACTTCATCATGCCGATGGATCCCTGTATTGTAGTGGCTGCCTCTTTTGCGGTTGTGCCTGTTATCCCCATATCAGTCTGTACAACATGAATAGCCTCAATCATCTTATCGAATGACACACTATTGACATTATCTGCTGTCACAGTCATGGTGTCACCAAGTACACCAGAATCATTGATAAGCCTTGCCATCTCGGACGCAGTACCACCATAGCCAAGCTTGAGATTATCTAACATCGTGTAGTTTTGCTTAGCAAAACCCTGATATGCATTCTGTATAGATGCCATATCAGTTCCCATCTTGTTGGCATTATCAGCCATATCTACAATAGCTGTGTTTGCAGTTTCAGCCGCCTTTTCCGTGTCACCGCCCAATCCCTGGAGCAGCGACGCTGAAAAGCTTGTTACAGTGTCCATGTACTCATTCGCCGACAGCCCCGCCGTCTTATATGCATTATTCGCATACTCTACAACCTTATCTGAGCTGTCCTTGAACAGTGTCTCAACACCACCGACAAGCTGCTCATAGTCTGCATACTCGCTTACAGCCTTAGCAGTAATGCCAGCTATTCCAGTAGCCACAGCCGTTGTTGCAACCACGGCGACCTTTGCTGCCTTGAGCGCAAACTTGCCGATATTGCCAAACACAGAACTCATCTTTTTGCTTGTCTTCTCTGCCTTGTCGCCAGTCTCTTCAATTTTCTCATTCGCATCTTCATTTGATACTGCGATTCGTCCCAGTATCTTAAATACTTCCAAAAGGGTCTACCCCCTTTCCTCAATAATAAAAAAATAGAGACACACGTTCTGTGTGCCCCTATGGTTTAAAGTTCTCTATGATTGACATAGAATCCCTTATGGTTGTTTCAAGTTCGCCTCTGCTCTCAAATGCTCCTGATCCAACAGGCTGCGAATTGCCACCTGATGTGCCATACAGCCTTGCCTTGAAGTCATTGAATGATATGTTCTCCCAGCACTTATGGATATACATATCCCAGAGCTTATCATCATCGTCAAGACGCACAAACGTGCATACAAACTCATCAAAGCTCTGATTGTCTATCATCGTATCAAGCAGAGTGTACGGATCCGCATATCGTTTAAATATGAGATCCATGAACTTGAGATAGCCTACTGTTTCTTCTCGAACAATCTTGAAACAACCTTGATAAAATCCGTAAAGCCCGGAAGAGTGACTGCATCATATAACATCTGTGTGAATACAGAGAGATCAAGATCTGCTATCTCATCCACAGTCATTCCTGACAGGTGTGATAAGCAGACAAATACCTCACGCTGACAGTCTGACAGCTTAGTCAGAATCACATCTGCAAGCTCGAATGCAAGACCAATACCCACATTCTCGAGGAACTTCGATGTGTCCTCATCATCCTCGCCATCACCAGCAAGCTTCTCACGTTCTTTTGCAATAAGCTCTTTGAACCCATTGCCGCTGAATGAATCTTTGAAGTCTTTTACCCCCAGCTTGCTGAACAGCTTCAGGAATGCAGCTATATCTGTAGCCTTTGGATTTCTAAGCGTATATGGTTTGATCTCCTGCACATCTTCTGTTGCCTCGGCATCTTCTACTACTTCTGCCTCTTCAACTACTTCAGCATTCTCTACTACTTCTATATCTTTGTTCTCTTTTATCTCGGTTGTTCCCATGATTATCTCTCCTTTTCTATGTCAATTAGTCTGTTGCTTTTGTACTGGAATCTATAGACTGCTGAACCTGCTCCGTTGTCGTGCCGGTAGGCAGATAGATGTGGTATGGCAGTGTATCAGCTGCTGGTGACAGATCCGCATAGCACTCCATTGTCAGCGCAAATGTGCCATTCTCCTTGTTCTTGCCCTCTATCTCAAGGCCTGATGTACAGAGAGCATTGTCAAAGATCACGATAACAGGACGACCATCTAAGAATCTTCCAATATATCCAAAGTTTTCGATATAATCATCCTTTTCAATTCTTGCCTTGGATTCGATCACATCATATCCTTCCGCTGTTGATGTGCCATTCTGCCCGATAATAGCCATCTTGATCGTCTCAGGCGACAGCTCCACCATGTTAGTATCCATCTGTGCTGTCTCGCCAGTTTTAACCGTCAAATCCTTAACCTTAACCACTGCTCCATCTACTTCAATATCCTTAAGTTCCGGCTTGATTGACAACTTCGTACCGCCGGATGTCGCACCAATCAGAGATTCAGCAAAGTTCCAAGTCTTCTTTGATGTGTCATACTTCAAACCTTTGTGAATTGTTCCAGCACCAAACACTATGTTCTTCGGTGTCTTGCTTGTGATACCTGATGACTTGAACTCTTCAAAAGTTAATGTTTCTGCCATGTTATAATCACCTTCCATTCTTATATTCTTTAATCGTCAAATTGATCTGTATCCGTTTGAGGTCTGCATCCCCTGTTGGCACTGGTGACGCATTCCCATAAAAAACGGCAACCCCCGCACCACTTGCAAGGATTGCCGTTCGTTCAATATTCTGTTCTATCTTCTGCTTGTACTTCTCCAGGCTGAACCATGAGCCTCTTGTGAATCCATCTATGATGAATGTTATTTCCTGACATCCATCCTCTTCAGGAGTATCACCCTCGGAGTATTCACCAACAAAATATGCCTCCGGCGGGTCATCCTGCCACTCCATAAATGCATATGGTATCTCAAGTTCATCTGTGAGTACACTGTTGATATATGATAATGTCTCTGTCGTCATTCGTCATCACCACCTTACTCACTGAACGTCTGATTGAGAATAGAGCCAAGTCGCTTGATGATCTTGCTCTTGGTCTTGTCAAAGGCTTTCTGTAAAGGTCTGAGAGGTTTCTTACCATAGGTAAAAACAGCTACTATATTTCCTGCCTTATCCTTTTTTACCTTACTGAATTTGCTAGCTTGTTTTAAGCTCATTCCATCAGGTCCCACAGGAGCCCACCATCCGCCTTTACGACCATTCTTTTTCAAAGCATATTCGCCTGTGCCGTATTCTTCCCAGATAGCATTCTCCCTAGGATTTCCAATTACAGCCTCGCCCTTATCTTCATCGACATAGTGAGTCCATTCGCCTTTGGTGTGACCTGTATCAACTCTTGTCTGTGCTATCTTGGTCTGAGCCTCAACCTCTACAGCAGCTTCGTACAAGAAGGCTACAATCGAATCATTCAGAGCCGCCTCAACCTTTATTCTGTTGTCTGTGAACTCCACATTTCCCATTACTGACCTCCTGTATATTTCAGATATATCTCAAGCTGCTCATGCATGCCCATAGGATCATCAATAACCATGATGTCATATACTCTGCCGTCAATCACCATGCGGCTATTCTCAGTCTTGATCATATCACTGAGCTGTTTATAATCAGCCACGAACATATGCGTGGATTCCTGCACCTTGGCATTGTATGTTGTGTACTTACTGTCACCGCCCGAGAGGTCAAGCCAGCCGGTCAAGGTATCTTCTGACACCCATGCAACTTCCTGTTCACCTATCTCGTTTCTGGTTATGCTCTTGATCTGTATATCAGCAACTGCATTTCCACCTATTCCTCTCATATTCAAAACCTCGCTTTCATATATGGCCTTAAAAAGCCAAGAAGCGACTTTGGATATCCCATGAGGGAATTGTCGCCATCCATGTTGAAATAGGTCACAGAATGCCTACTTATGGTCTCGGACTGTACACCAACCTTATCCCGGTTGTTCAGGTCCCATGAAAGCATGTTGGCTACTCCAAGCTTGATATCCATCGGATATACTATCTTTGTCACCATGGCGACCGGTTCGCTTACAAGCTCCTCATTCGCCTCTATATGTCCATTGTCCATATCCACAGCTTTGATGGTGTACAAGCCATCATTGTAGTGTGATTCTGATACCTGTACAGTGTCACCAGCCTTGAACAAATCAGACGCATACTGGAAACCTGTAGCAACGTCCACCGGTGCAATAAACCGCCTGTTTCTATCCTGAAAGTTATTATTTGTATATTTTCTGATCAGGAGTTCCAGTGCCTGAAGCTTTGCTTCAAGCACCTTATCCTTTACTGCACCAGTATCAACATACTCTTTCAGTTCATCAACAGTCATGATCATATGACCACCACCTTACTGTGCTGTAACTGTATAACCATCATGCTCCATGAACCAGTCTGCCATACGCTTAGATGTGATCTCTGCTTTGCCGTTTGCAAACTGCACACCACCGGCACCGATTCCGCAATATGATGGATTTCCATTTACTGATACAATCCATTTTGATTCCTTTACTGCTGCCATATCCTATCTCACCTATCCTTTCTAACTTACGCAATCTTGATATTACGAAGCGCACCTGCATGCTGTGTATTCTTCAGAACTGTAGCTGCGATCATCTCTACTTCAGCATCCTTCACTGTTCCAGGCTTACTGAAATCAGGCAGATACTGATCAATAACTGAACCACCATTCAGGCTGATTCCGTGGAATCCATCGTTTACATCAAACTTGACTGCATAGATATCTGTAAGACCTGTTGTTTCTGTCTGTTCAGATCCAAGTTTTCTCTTAAGGCCTTTCTTAACAACAGAATTTGCAACAGCCGATCCGCTTGATACTGTGTAATGATTCTGCATATCGATAAGCTTCACTCCATCAATCGTAGTAATACGCTTTCCGAATGCTTCCTCACTCTCTGTCCTGTATCCAAGGATACGTGCTACAGTCTGAATCTTTGTGATCATCTCTGTGTTTGTAAGCACTGCATCAGCATCTGTAGTCTTGATAAGGAGACTCAGAGCCTCATAGAACTCATCAGCGTTTGCTTTGAGTGAAGTGATAGATGAAAGATCAATAGCCTTGTCTGTGCCGTACTCTGTCGTTGTTCCGGCGATCATAGAATCAAGGCCCTGAAACTCCGGATGATCACCAGATGCTGTTGTGGTTGCATCTCCATTAATCAGCGTGTAGTGGAATAAAGACACGATTGCATTGATATGTTCCTCGATCTGATATGCCATGTTGTCAAAGTTACCAGCAACCTTGTTGAGCACTCTGTCCATCTGAACTGCTCCGCCCATGATCGCAAGATTTGCTTCGCACTCCTGCTTTGTAGCTGCCGATGCAGTATAAGAACCGCCTATCTTTCTAAACTCCGCTGTAGCTGGAAGTACCTTTCTGAGATACTTATACTTCATTGTTGAGCCACCGCCTGATGCTGATACACAGTCATCAAATGTCAGTGACTGTAATACTGTTGACTGTCTAAGAAAGATATCCACAATCTGTGAAAATACCTTGTCACTCATACCTTTCTTAAGTTCTTCTAATGTCATTGCCATAGTTTTCACCATTCCTTTCTTTACTGGTTATTATTTGCATTTTCATACTGCTGTTTTAATGCCTCTGCAAGAGTTTTCGGTTCGCTGTTATTTGCGCTCGGATCACCCTTCTGAAGCTGGTTTTCAAGGATGTTCTTCTGGTTACTTCCAGCACTTTCAAACTGGTTCGGAAGCTGTGTCTTGAGATCTGTAAGCATGCTATCCCATCCTTTGATGTTGCCATCATCGTCCAGTTTAAGCTCCGTATTCTTTTCTTTCAGGTTTGCCTTTAATTTGTAAGCAACATAATCAACATCACTTACATGAGCAGATAATAACGCAACCTTAATAGCTGAATTAACTCTCGTTTCCTCAAGTTCCTGCTGCAGTCTTGTATTTTCAACTTCATAAGTAGAAATCTTCTGCTGCATCCCTTCATCGCCTTTAGATGCTTTTTTCAGTTCCTCAATGAGCTTATTTGCATTGCCAATCTCCGTGTCTTTGCCGGTGATCAGTCCATTGAGTTTTTCAAGCTCGGAATCATACTTCTCTTTGCTGACGTACTTGCCCTCGGACAGATCTGTATATCTTACATGCTTGAGTTTATCCGTCTCTGCGCTGTTCTTCTCGTCAATCTTTGCCTGTACCTGTTTGTACAATTCTTCTCCTAACAGTTCCTTTAATTCCATTGTTCCATCCTTTCTTGGCTTTAATCGTAGCCACACATGGCAGTTATCACTCTTGCCGGAGTTATTTTATCGTCACAGTTTTACCGCCTTAAGCCGATTTTTTGGGCATAAAAAAAGACCATGTTTTTATCATGGTCTGAATTACTAATTATTTAATTGCATGAAAAAAGCACTCTGCTAATGCGGAGTGCTTTTAATACCACATATATTCTACTGTTTCAGGATAACTATCATTCTCAATACATTTTTCAATAGCCTTTATAGCTTTATTAAAATATGTCTTCAAATTAGCTTTGCTATCTTTTTGACAGTATTTATGCTCGATAACTTCATGTTTTTCTATATCATAAATAAATGTTCCAACATCCTGCTTACTATCTTCCGGGAAATACTCCGCTGATATTATATTATTCGTCTTTTTTATTTTTTCCAAGGTTACCATAATATTCATCAACTCCCTTTTGATAATCGTATTTTCTGGTAGCAATAGCATGAGCCTCAGTATGGCTCATATTTTTATTTTCTTTCTTCAACTTCATCTCATACAATTCATGCTCGATTAATACTTTATCATGATCCTTAATATCCTTACCACTCATAAGTCTTTGCCATGATTGTGCAATAGCGCAATCAGGTTCAAAAGAATCATTATTAAATAAATAATCTTTTATGCTCTGTATTTCCGTTTCCGTTTTTCCTATATTATTTGCTATATGTTTGCAATCTGTACTAAATGATTTTATTTCACGATAGTACATTTTAGCAAATGCCGTAGCCTCTTTACTATCAGGGTCCAATATTCTTGCACCTGTTATCATTTTAGCACTTGTATCCACATTTGCAACAGATTTTTTATTGAAATACTTATCAATGACTTCCAATACCTTGTTTGAATATGTCAAATCAGCACCATATTTGGGAGGTAATTCCAATTTAAGTTTAGACATTTTTGCCTGTGTAAATGCCTCGGCAAAAAATTCGTCAACACTTCTACTACTATGTTCATATGAACTGATCCATCTTGATGTATCTGATGTTTTATCAACATCTCTGTGATATTCTCTTTGTATTTTTTTTATTTCTTTCCAAAAATCTGCATCATTAGTAAGGCCGTACTTATCTGCTGCACTATTTGCAAGCGTATGTGCAAATTCATGAACAGCAGTGTTAACATGTGAATCCGATAATCTCATCACTGCACCTGACATATCAACATTACCAGCTGACTGTTTTGCCCCTGTCGTAACTTTCTGAAGCCTTGTCCTGTACTCATTTGACAGGTCTGATATAATTTCCTGCTGTTTTTCACGTAATTGATTTTTATCCTTCCAGTCAAACTGTATTATTTCTCCATTTACATTTGTAGGATTTATTTCATCAATCACTTTCAAATACTTCTCTTTGTATTCCTCAAAGTCAGAAGTCTTATCCAGACCAAAGTATTCCGCTCGATCTTTCAATCGCTGAAGCTCATCATCATCCAGCGCCCACCTTGCTCTCTGCAATAAGCAGCACCGGCAATTACAATCCTCTGCCGGATCTCCAAACATCCCAGGAGCATCTACCTGTATACCACCAGCTTCAAAAGGTTCATCTATTTCACGAATCTGTCCATCAAGCAGTCTATGCAGATCTCTTGTATTGCCATCAAGAGTGGAATCCCACTGCTTCACAATATCCGCACCTTTACTCTTTGCAACCATCTGAGCATCCAGTGCTGACTGTACCTGTATACGATGTCCTTCCGTTCTTGCAATTCGGATAGAGTTGTTATAAGCCTTTTGGAACGGAGTATTTGCCATATGTCTTGAGAGCTTACCAGCTACTTCATTCCATGTTGATCCATTGGCTATGCCTCTTGATACCTCTGCTCTGACCGCTTTCTTAAGATATGTCATATCCTCGCCCATTTTGTCGTAGAGTGACTTACTGAGCTTGCTGTCCGTCTGAATAGCTCTCACAACTGCCGCCTGATCTATCGGCATGATGATCGGAATACCTGTCTGCTGCAGGTCATACATGACACCTGTGTATCCGTCTCTATAGCACTTTGTCAGATAGTCAGACACAGTTGCATATGAGTTAGACTGCAAGTTGCTTAGAGCACCTTCAAGTTGTGCTTTCAAAGCCTCCTGATATTGTTTCTGGTATATGATGCTCTGCAAATTCTCCATGTCAGTTCTTGCAGACAACTCTCTGATCTTCTGCTCACAGTCTTTCAATGCCTGCTTATATGTATGCTTCAGACTGGCAATAGTTTTTCCCTCGTTATGTAGTTGTTCCTCGATTACTTCTTTCTGTCTCTTGTTCATATTACTCTAACATTGAATCATCAAGCTCGATTGCCCACTTCATGTGTGCTCCGCCGTCACTCGCCATATATTTTTTATTATCCAACCCAAATACATAGTGATCATCCGTATTTTTATTGATGTCACATCTGTACAGACCATCGATAATTGCATTCTTATCCTTTAATGCGATCGCCCCCATTAATACGAGATTATCAGCAAATCCATACACATTACTTAAATTGTAAGTTACTGATGTGCTATCTGACAATGAGAGCATATAAGTTCCGGCTGAAATATATCCATATACACTTATCTTTTCATCTGTTCCAATGACAGATGCATCTGCGATGCAATATGCCAGATTTACATTTTCATAATTTGTAAACTCAAAAATGGTAGCTCCGTTTTTACCTTTTGAGTAACGCAACACCAATTTTTTAACTTGTGTCGATACCGTAAATTGTACACGGCACTGTAAATTAGTGCCTGTGGTTGAACTTGTCGTTACTTGACCATTCAAGTATCGCCTTACTTCAAAATAATTTGACACGATTTGGCACAACCAACCATTATCCGTATTTGTGCCTTTGTACAACAACCATTTGCTACCGCTTGTCATGATCTGTAAATTACAGCCCAATGCTGTAGCAATCTCCTGCATCTTCTCGTCTGTTATATCAGCCTCATATTCTTCTGCACTTGATCCAATTGCTGTTTTTACTTTATACAGATTTATAATCTTGTACCCTAAGATACTCATTAACTCGCCTCCTGTTCTTCAACGGTATACAATCCGTAAATTGCAAATATTCCACCACTTGTTTCTATTGTTGTATCAATATAACCGCTCACACCATAACCGGTTGTCTGGATCTTCCTAACATTCTCAGCCATCGTAGCAAACGAATCACCGCTTGCGGTATCAATTCCTTTTTCAGTGATAGCCTCCGCAAGCAATGTCTTGCCATCACTGACAGATTTTTTTAGATTTTCTTCCGTTTCTTCTATCTTTTTCAACCAATCACCAACGACCTTTGCATCTGCCGCTTCACCGGATATGGACAAAGTAGAATCGACCTTAATCAAATATTTCACAAACTGTGCAATGATGTCTTTCTCCTGTTCACTGTCTATTGCCTTTCCAAGTTCGCAGCCGTCAAGGACTCTACAAACTGAAAGCTCTGTATTATACTCCTGCGTTATATTCGATTCCTCATCAATCTTTGTAAAGCAGATCACGAAGCCAACCATGCCTGGGACTCTGCAAGCTGTAGCACCTACAAGCCACGAAAATGTAATGTAATCTTCAGTTGAGAGCATATCATCAACGGCATAACAATCTGTTTCCTTGTCCTCATTCACATAATTGACCTTTATGCTGAACTCAGACATGTCATTATCCTGATAATATCTCGGCATTTTAAAATGCTTTCTTGTCACATTTTTATCATGATATACTCCGAGTATCTTCTCATTTTCCGGAAGTGTAATCTTTCTCAAATTGCTATCTATTTTGCAATATGTAATATTCTCCATCTTTATTCTTCACCACCAGTCTCTACATTTACCTCTTTCAACAGATCCTGCGCTTTTTTCGTATCGTCTTCTTCCTTTGCCGGTAACTTGTCTTTTATCTCCTCATAGTCAATATCTAACCAATCGCAAATAGCCTTAACTACAGTCTCATCATCAAGCACATTTGCAACGCTCAAGATCGTATTAATCTCTGCCTGTCTGGTTTGTGCTTCTGTCAGCTTGATCTGTGCATTTTCCTGCGCATTACTCATAATCTCATGGGTAAACTCAAACCGGACATCCTCAACCTGATAGGCGGTTCCATCCGCATTGTTAATCTCATCTACGACTATCTCAACCAGCTTACGCAGCATCTTCTTGAGATTTTTCTCTATCTTTTTTGCTTTCAGATCCAGAAGTGAATAGGCCGCTTTAATTGCTATATTCGTAGTTGCTGATGTATCTTTAAGCCCGGCGGTGTTTAGCCCCATACCAAACCGGTATATGTTATTCTCGTCAAGATCAAGCTTCGCCTGTCTTGCCTGATATGGGACATCAACAGTCTTGACATCCACATCTCCATTCTCACCTACACCTATAAGCTTCTTTGTCTTAAGGTTTGTCTGAAGCTCATCAAGATTGTCTCCCTCAAATCCTTTTATTGCATAGATTGGGGAATCAAAGTCAATGAGATTGTTTGACAGGCTTGATGCCATCAAATCATAGTCATCTATGAGGGGCTTAACAGGCTTAAGGCTTGAGAACTGCTTCTTGTTGTTGTCCAGCCGGATAAATGGAATATACCCAAATCCATCAAAGTAAGTAGCATCTTTCTTATCTCCTTGTGTATATAATACATGCGGTCTTGGATTTAGCTTTGATTCATCAAGCTGTATATCTCCACCATCAACCTGAGTATAGAACCATGTTTCTTTTTCATCCCATACCTGTATGCGTTTTATTATCTTTCTGCCCTTGTCGATACGTTCAATGTAATGATATATCGTATATTTGCATCCATCGTCCGCATCCTTTTCTCTGACTTCTATTACATCCAGCGCATCAGCCGCCGCAAATGCCATCTTATCTTTTGCATTTTTGTACGCATACATATATGCCCAGCCCTTTACCTGACTATCTGTGATACAATCTGATAGTTCAGATATAAAGCTATCATTGTTGTTAAAATAGTTATCCATATAGGTCTGTAGCTTCTGATCATCTGCTACAACAAACCGATCACCAGACAGCACATACTGAGTACACTGATCAACAAGCTCCGTAAAGAACGGATGCGATATCCTCACATTGCTCCGTGTTAGATCTTCTACTAACTTGCCATCTGCATTGTAGTAAAACAATCTATACTTGTTTATATCGTGATCTCCGTCATAGTAGCGTTCGCCTGTTCTGGCAAACTGCTTCTTGTCTGATGTTTTGTCATTATCAATCAATACCTTTATTTCATCAGTGGTTAACACCTTTTCCATCTCCTTCATGTTAATCTATATCAGCCATGAACGAGACTTGCGCCATCCCTCAATGCCGTACCTAAGAGCTGCCATTGCATCGTCCATTACTGGTACAGGCTCATCAAGATATTCGCCTGTCTTTTCATCTTTTTTCCATTTCCACTGTTGCAACTCCTTGATCGTGTTTACACAATGAGGGGCTACATATATCCTTCTGCGTACTGTATGGCTTTTATCTGTCACACCTTTCAACCAGTCTATCTGCGCTTTTACAGATCCGTTTGAACCGCCTTTGTTAACCCCCTTGGCTCTATATCCAGCACCCTTCCAGGTCTTTATTCTGTCCGGTTCTGCACTATCACACCACATAATCTTATTAGTTGGGATAGCATGCTTAATTGCCAGCGGTATGATCTCCGCTGTTTCTTTCTCATGCTCATATATCTCATCTATGATGTATATGTTGTCATCCTTAATACCAAGGAGAAGGATGGCATTGGCATGATTAAATCCAAAGTCTTGACCTATTGCTATATCATCGTAATCATTAAGATTCTGAGATACCTCTGCAACTTCCCAGTTGTGCAGAATGAGACCGCCTATCTCACCCCATTCTCCAAGTCCATATATCTGATATCCCTCAGGATCAACTTCTTTCCTGCGCTCCATACGGCGGTGATATGCCGCATCTATGAAGCGATTCCCCAAATATGTGCTGTGATGTGTCAACACATCAGGATCGTATCTATCAAAAAAGACCTTCTTTATCCAGTGGTTTTTGTTCACTGGATTGAAGGTCATTCTTATCTGGTAGAACTGCCCTTGTGGCAATTCTCCACGCAATCTGTCATCTATTATCTCTAGGTCTGCCTTCGTAAATTCAGTGGCTTCTTCAAGCCATACATCCGTAAGTTTACCCCGTGGAAATGTGATTGACTTCAACTTTTCACGCTGTCTATCGTCGTTCATGCCACGGAATATAATCTGGTTTCCGTTATGTTTACATGTAAGGCTCAACGGACTTCTATTGATTTTCCAATAATTATCGACCTTATCTCCAAATATCTTATAAAGAGATCCGGTCAGTTCAGCGAATGTACTATCTCTGTTTGTTATATCAGATTTCCGCATTGCAACAAGGTTTCTGCCTTTGTCCTGCATTAGCCTCAATATGTAATTCTGTGCCGTATCAACACTCTTCCCTGATCCTGCAGAGCCTTTCATCACGATATATCGCTTCTTGCTCCGGTCTACTTCCTTGAACCCCGGATTTGCTTTTATATTAATATTCAATCAGCATCACCGCCGGCATCGTCATCATTGCCATAGTCGATGTTAATGTTGAGATCCGCATCTACATCAGCCTCCACCTTCTCGGTATACAGACCATATCTCTTACCTAAAAGCTCTGCAGCTTTCAAGCGTTCTTTCTCCGATGGTTCTTTCTCCATTGCCCTTGCTTCTGAGCACCCATCACCAGTGCCCTCAACAACTATCTCAGTTGATACGCTTTCACCACGCATCACAGAAGTGAGATACTTAAGGACTTCGTCCTGATCGGCAATTAAGGCTTTTTCTTTCTCGGCCAGTCTATTGTCTATGTACTCCCTCATAGCTCTATTAAATTTTGAACTTGGTTTTTCTTGGCTTTTTTCATTCAGCCAATCACTTGCCTTATATGCTGTTTTCTTTGAGTATCCCGCCCTAATAGCCGCCTGTGTGGCATTAAGGTCAATCAGGTATTCATCACAGAATCTCTGCTGTTTAGCTGTCAGTTTAGCCATAATGTCACACCTTCTTTCTATTACTTCTGTTTCTTTCTCACTCTCTTCGGGATCACAATCTTGTACAGCGGTTTACATACACTCTTTACTTTCACACCCAACTTTATAGTCGGCTGAAGTTTGTATATCTTAGTGCACTTAACCATCACCTTTATCATGGCTATCGGTAATGCCAATCTACCAAGTACAGGATGTATGTATTCAAAACTATATTCAGGCCTCACGACCTCAAACCTTTTAATCTCACTCATATCACACCTCAAACAAAATAGCCCAGTGGCAAGAGATTATCATTCACATTAAAGGGGTGGGAGAGGGTTTGTATAACCACTGGGCATAAAGGAAAGGGACACAACCTATGGCAACGGCTATGTCCCTTATGAATCAATACTATATAATTTTACCACTACAGTATATCACAGTTGCTAGGTGCTATTCGGTGCTAAATGGTGCTATTTGGTGTCAACTTTTCAAAATCTTTATCCGAAATGCCTCAAGAGCAACTCCATGAATATGTTTTGTCCTGTCATATGAATACTTTATTTCAGATGCTATATCCTTTAATGACTTGTACTCTATATACTTCTTAAACAGAATCTTCATGTAGATAGGATTGTTCAAACTGTGGATCTGATTGATCACTCTATGCTTGAGTTCCGCAAATCTGGCATTATCCTCCTGCAGCTCTCTCTCAAAATCAACATACTTCGCTACTTTCACGCTCAATGATTCAGATGCGCTTGTCTGTACTTTCTCCTTGGAATAGTCAAATGCTCCCAAGCCTATTGCATTGTCCTTAAGGCTATCTAATTCTATCTTCTTCTGCTGTATTTTCGTATCAAGCGTTTCGACCTGTTTCAGGTACTCTTTCGCTATATTCACTATCTTATCACCTCACTTACTTATTTTCTCTGATGGAGAACTCTATTCCGGTTTCTTCCCTCAGTGCATCTATGAAATCATCCCAGATCACATCTCCATCACATATACACTCTGTCTTCAAATTGAATCGGTCAAAGAACTGTTTGATCCTTTTCTGTCCAAATCCAAACTCATCTCTCAACACCATACAGGACATGATCAGCACAGTATCGATCGTATTCATCTTGATCTTCTCAACTGATTCTTCCAGTTGTGCCTGGTTGATCTCTAACGGAATGAACATGGCTCTCCTTGCTGCAAGCTCTTTCTTAGCCTCTTCCATGCCCTTATCCTCGATCAGCTTCATGATCCATATTGCACCAGCCATTCTTGCCTCATGTAACTTTCTATCCGACTTAGCCATGTTTTCTCCTATTCCGCTTCTGATTGAAGCCATTCAAGTGTGCATTTTTTACACATTTTTCTAATTTTATCGTTATCGAGTTCACTTTCACTAACACAAGGGCACTTTTCCAAATTCATAGAATCAATACAACCACTAAATAGTACACTCGCCAACTCTTCATCCGACATATTCCTTATTCTGTCTGCATTGGTCTGCTTATCGCTTTTCACAATTTTAAAATATTTATCAATGCAACCTAATACAATTTTTAAATCGTAAGAACTATATCCAATAGAATAGTCTTTTTCACCAACCAGTCTGTACTTCAATTCATAATAAGGCTTATCATCTATCGTTCGTACAATTATTTCTAAGCTATCGACCTTAGCCTTATTTATATTTATTGTTCTCACACTCTGTAAATCTTCCTCTTCTTTGACTGTTAGATTGCTCTGCTTATCATTCATCTTCTCCACCTCTCAATTCTTTCAGTTTTGCTTCTGCTTCGGATTTGTTCAAGAATACCGACTCACCGATTGCACTTTCTGCAAAACTTCCTGTGATACTTCCACTCGATTTTGCATAATAGAATACGACTTCTTTTGTTGTAACAGGTTCACAAATGTATTCTTCACATTCACCAAATGAAAAGGCTGTTATTGTACATGCAAAAGGTATGCCATAGTCAATATCCCATACTGTATCCCCCACCTTGCAAGGTAACTTGATAAGTCTGCCATGCTTCTCTAAGTCCTCATACTCTGCAAGTTTTTCAAGTGCCTGTATTGCCATTCCATAAGCATTTTCAAAAGAACTTCCCCATGAAGTATCACATGGAATTGCTTTACCAAGTTCATTGCAATCATATTTTAGTTCTTCGATAGCTTCACGCTCTGTCATATTATTCCTCACTTTCTAATAATTCTGGATTGTCAAATATGTTGCCAATAACTTCTATATCAACCATATGAATCCAATAACCAAAATCTTTTCTGTAATATTTAGTATACTTTCCCGACCAATCTACATAAAATCCGATATGCTCTGCTTTTGTGCTATCAAAACAGTTTTGATAACTGCCATATCTAATTGGTGCGCACGCATCACTGAAGAAATCTTTTACAATATCATTCTCCCAAATAAGATTACCATTCTTATCTTTTAAGCCTGTGCATTGGCAGATTGTGGGCGGGTCTATTTCGTTCCACCCATCTGTTTCGCCATTAGAATAAAATATTGTGGCAGGTTCAAATATTAGATGAACTTCTTTGTCATACATATCTAAACCTTTTACATAATATCCTGTAACCCATTCTCCATTATCAACTCTCTTTGCCTTGAATAAATACCTATCTTTCATCATCGTCACTCTCCTCCTCATCAATTACTAAGTCCGAAAACTCTGATTCAATCAATTCTTCTGGACTTGAATAGTTATTTTCTCCATCAGGTTGTGCATAATAAACCGTATCCTCATCACATTCACCATCCTGCTTTAATTCCCAATACAGATCATATAAATCTCCACCATAATCCTCATCATAAAGAGACGTGTCTTCTTCACTATAATGCTTGCCCTTATATTCATATATTTTCATCCACCTCAACCTCTCTTTCTGCCATAAGCCAGTTCAATGTACATTCCTGGCAAAACTTATCATGCTTGTGGCATTCTACTTCATCAAACCCTATCTCATTCGGGCACATTACAATCTGCGCAAGATCTGCATCACTGAGCGACCGGATATAATCTCCGTTTGTCATTGGCTCATAGTTATCCGTCGCATTCTTGGTACAGTGTGCGCATGGTTCATCTGTTTTATATCTGCTCTGGTATTTGCATGTCTCACAGCTCTTATCCTGTACTGGTACTATTTCCATCGAATCTCTCCTCTCCTGATCATCTCAACAATATCTATTCTGGTGAAGCTCTCCCGGTAGCCGTATTCGCTCTTCATCACTATGTGATGATCGTGAACCTCCACAATGGTCCATTTCTTCCATGTCATGATAAAATTCCGCCCACTGGTGGTTTCTTTTGTATGGATCCGCACGACCTGCCCCGGTCGGCAGATCATGTTGTATGTAATTTCTATCTCAAAATTTGTCATGTTGTTTCTCCTTTATCTATTCTATACAAAACACAGTTGCCCATTGTCATCCTCTCCTATCCGTATATTTGGCATTCTTTTTCTCAAGCAAAGCTCTGGTAAATTTGCTCTTACCATCGCCGCCGGTATAGGTGGGCAGACTGCATTTCCACATCTCTTAACCTGTTCACTTCTTGAATATGTCTTACCTGTGCTGTCATGATCTATGATGTAATCATCCGGAAACCCTTGGCACCCATATAACTCCTTTGGCTCAAGCATTCTGAGACCAATGTCCACTATCTGATACTCAACACCTTGGATTGTTACAAGGCCGAACCGGTCTCTTGATGTCACTGTATCAAGCGGCTGTTCTATATCTTGACCTGTACCCTCTCCGTAGTATTTAATCAGGAATGCTCTGACCTCTCCAAAATGTCCGGCTGATGTTGTCACTGTATGCAATGGCTCTCTCTCATCCTGTCCTACCCCTGTCTTGTAAAACTTGCTGAGGAACGAAGTCACAAGGCCATATCTGTTTGAGCTGTCTACTGTCATGATCGGATTCTCTATACCTTGACCTCTTACCTCATCTGAATTGGTCTCCGAATGATATTGAATAAGTGTAGGACTTATTAGACAGTGCTCATTCTTGCTGACAATAGTAGTAAGTGGTTCTCTCACATCTTTGCTACGATCTGCAGAGAATCCAGTCTGACCTATCTGAACCATATATGGTTCTACAACTCCATATCCGTGCTTCCCTGTAATCGTCGGCATTGGATCTCTTATGTCCTGTGGCTTTCTATCGCCGCCATGATTGCACTGGATGATGAACGGCTCCGGATTATCCAGAACGAACTTCTTCAGCCCTCTTGCAATCCTCTGCATAGTCTTTGGTGCAAGCGGCCTCACCGCCCGGATGCCATACTTCTCCTTGATCTCATCTGATGTATCAAAGATACTCGGACAAGGTAAGCTGAAATCAAGCTGTGTATACGCTCCAACATAAGGTTTGAGCAGTCCCATCTTGACCTCTTCGCTGTCTGTCGGTGCATGTGTAGGCTTTGGCCACATGATAGGTACTCCATCACATCTTGCGATCATGAAGAACCTTTTTCTCTTGGTCGGTGCTCCGTAGTCTGCCGCCACAAGTTCTCTGAACTGTACTTCATATCCCAGATCATTAAGTTGCTTTACAAACTGTCTGAATGTATCACCTTGCTTTGCCCTTATTGGATGATGTCCTCTGTTGAGTGGCCCCCATGTTTTGAATTCTTCCACATTTTCAAGCATAATCACTCTCGGTCTCACAAGTGCCGCCCATCTGCATGCTACCCATGCAAGCCCTCTGATGTTCTTATCCTTTGGCTTGCCACCCTTGGCCTTTGAAAAATGCTTGCAGTCTGGTGAGAACCAGGCAAGAGCTACCGGGTGTCCCTCACAAGCCTTCACAGGATCAACCGCCCACACATTCTCACAATAGTGCTTTGTGTTTGGATGATTGACCTTATGCATCCTGATGGCTTCCGGGTCATGGTTGATAGCTATATCAACGCTGTACCCTGTAGCCATCTCAATTCCTGTTGATGCTCCACCACCTCCAGCGAAGTTATCAACGATAAGCTCTCCGTTTATCACTCGTCGCCCACCTCCAGGAAGTCAAACAACGTCGGTGAATCAACCTCATTCTCCTCTGCCTGTAAATATCCAACACCATCTCTGAAGTAATCCGGATTGAGCTCACATCCCTTGCCAAATCTGTGCATCTTGACCGCCATCATCGGTACAGTCATAAGACCGCCGAACGGATCATATACCACATCACCCGGATTGCTGTACCTGTTGATAATCCTCTCAACGATATCAAGCTGTAAAGGACATACATGCATGGTTGCCCTTCTCTGGCTCTGTGTCGTATTAAGAGTTCTCATTCTGTTAATATCATCCCATACCTCAAGCTGGTTCCATGATCCCGGAGCTACTACCATGAATGTAGCTGGTAATCTTCCATCCATATCAAGCTCCTTTGCAAGTGCCACATGATCCTCATAGTTATATACATGCTCTCTGCTGTACTGTCTGTATACTCTCTGTAAGTTGTCCACAGATACGCCCTCAAGTTCTTCTTTACTCACAAGCCTGTCTCCTGAGCTTCTCCAGTATCCGTGAGCATCTATCTGCCACTGTGCCCTTGTGTATTCATCCTTGGACTTAGTAACCGGATCATCAGCGTATGCCTTGCTGTGATCCGTTGGCAGTTTGCGGAACAGTAAAATATATTCAGGGCATCCAACTCCCATCTTGGTACCATCCTTACACTGTTCCGTCCATCCAAGGCGGTAGGTCTGGTTGTTCTCTCTGACAACATCCGTCACAACTGTGATCATGCCAAAATACTGAAATCCATGGCTCATATAATGTTCTATGCAGTCAGCATGAAATGGTTCAATAGTTGGCATTCCTGTTCCGGTAGCATTTCCGAACAGCACTCTGTCCTTGACATGAATAGCTGCAACTCTTCCCGGCTTCAATACCCTTAAAAGCTCCGGTGTCAAGAAATCCATCTGCTCAAAAAACCTCTCTGTATTCTGATTGTGTCCAAAATCGTTATAATTTGCTGAATATTCATAATGATTACCGAATGGTATTGACGTATGGATCAAATCAATGCTGTTGCTTTCCATCGCTCTTGTTTCTTCCACACAGTCACCATATACGGCTTCATAATGATTTCCTCTTACTGTTCTTTCTTCTCTTGTACCTTCCACACCCATCTTCCTTTCTAACCGCTCTGTTTTATTCGCTGAATCAAGTCCATACTTTTTCACGATCTCGATCATCTTCTGCACCATATGATCATGATTCTTCCATTTCTCAATTAAAGCATTTTTAATCTCTCGCTCATTCTCCATATAGATTATGTCTATAACCACAGTTTCTTTTTGCAAGAATCTATAGCATCTGTGAATAGCCTGTATGAAGTCATTGAACTCATAATCAATACCAACAAATATCTCCCTGTGACAGAACCGCTGAAAGTTACATCCTGAACCACTGATTGACTTCTTTGTTGCAAATAGTCTCGTTTTACCTTCTGAGAAATCTATAACTCTCTGTTCTCTAAGGTCATAATCCATAGATCCGTATATATCCACTGTCTCCGGCAGAGCTTTCTTGATCGCATGTCTCTCTGCTTCCTGATCATGCCACAATATAAAATGATCATCCGGCGAACTGTCTACAATCTCACGCATCTTTTCTACTCTCTCATTGATACTCTCACGCTTCACCTTTGCAGCTTCTTTCAAACCTGCAGATGCCTGTGTAAACAACTCCATTTGCCCATCTTTATCAACTGTATCTCCATAGTGAACCGGTATCTCATGCCATCTAACATCCAGAGGTGGTAAGTCATAACCATTATCAGAATAATCTGGATTGAGATCCGATGGCTTTGTAATGAAAAGTGCCCAACTACTCACCCACAGCCAGAACTCATCTTCCATGTTTGGGTACAGTGTCAGGTTATTTGCCTTTGTTGAATCCCTCTGAAAGAATCTTGTAAGTGCCTGTCCTGTATCCATGACTTCAAGATATCCAGCATAATGAATAAGCTCTTTATATTTATTCGGTGATGGTGTAGCAGTTGCTACCAGCTTATAAGGCACGTTTTTGAACTTTTCAAGGAACGTCTGATATGTTTTAGATCCGAATGATCTAAGGACGGATGCTTCATCAAGTGAGGTTGCCTGGAAGTAATCCGGTCGGATGTCTCCATCCCTCACCCTCTCATAGTTCGTCAGAACGATCTGACTTGTGCTTGCCTCAACCTCTTCCATGGTTCGGCAATACTCTGGTTTCTCATAGCCCAGGAGTTCCACGGCATCCCTTGTAAACTCCTGCTTAACTCCAAGTGGTAATACGATCAATGCTCTACCACCTGTATGTTCTGCTGCAATATGACAAAATTCTATTTCCTGTGCAGTCTTACCAAGTCCGAAAGACTCAAACAAGGCTCTACGTCCACCTTTCAGTGCCCATGCCACTGCATCTCTCTGGTGTGGCTTTAATGCTTTGTTAATACGGTTCTTGTCAACCGGAAAACCACTATCAACTGCAAGTTCTATCTTACTTTCTAAAAACTCTTTGTAATTCATGTTTAAAAGGAACCCGATATATCGTTACCCCGGCCGGAGGTTCGGCTCCTTTCTTTGATTTATTTTTATCTGCTCCGGAGTTCTTTCAACTCCTCAAAATCGCAGGATCCGCATAAGGGGCATATAGCCCGGTACTCATATGCAGGCTGTCCATGATATTCACCCATGCACTCTCTTTCCATGTCCGGCTCTTCGAACTCTTCCTGACAGTCAATGCATTTATACATCTCTGCCTCTCCCTTCCAACATCATCATGCTGTTGCTCTGTATCTTCTGTATCGCACTTCTGAGCTTTGCCGGCATCAGCGCATCCTTTTGCTTCCGCTTTGCAAGCTCCTCATAGACCATGCGGAAATTCGCCCGATCAATGTCGATATTCTCGCTTCTGCAGATATTCACAAATCCGCCGATCTGTGTCACTGTCCTTGCGGTCAGATCATCAAGTGTCATCATTGCATCCTGCGGTCTGTATGATCCATACATTCTGATCGCATGTAAAACGGTCTCCCATTCCTCACTCCATGCCGGTATCTCTCCCTGTCTTACCTCACAGCACATCTGCCGGATCTCAGCTATGGATGGTGACCATTTGTTTGTTGATACCCATTTGTTGAGTGCTGTCTCTGCCACTTCATACGGCAGATCCTGAAGCTGTCTGTACCAGAGTTCCATTGCCGGTCTGTTCGGCAGTAGATTCTCTCTGGGATAGTATGTTTTCAGCCCCATGGCGAACTTTGCAAACTCCTGTTCCGTCATTCCGCTTTACTCCTCTCCACTTTTCACACCTGCCATGCATCTGACGGATCTCGTCTATGTATGAATTATCAAGATCACAGACATGTAATACTCTGCCTGTATCTGAAAGCGTACAGGTCTGGTTGTGTCTGCAGGTGTTACATCGTTTATTTTGTTTCATGCTCATAAATGATCTCCTGTTTGGCTTTCTCGATAAGCTCAGTCAAAACTACCTCTCTCTGCTCGTTCCTTCGCCCAACCAGCCATCATCTTGTATGATTCATCCAACTGATCCGCTACCCGGTTGTTCCCGGAATAATTTGTCTTTGCTGTCGGTGCTGTATTTGCATAGTTATCATCAAGGACCTTTGCCATGTTGGTATCCTTTAACAGCCAGTCAAATGTGGCTATCCAGTTTCTGTTGTTCTTGCCCTTCAAGAAGTCCGACGATTCAGCTTTCTTGAACATTTCCTCAAAATCATCAAATGTGTAATGATTAAGCCTTGCCTTGATTGCCTTTTTTCTAGCATCTGATAAACACTTAACAGCCGGGAGCGAAGGGCAATGGGCATTGTACATCTGGACAATGCAGTCATAGTCGATTTTCTTTTCTTCTACTTCTTTTATCTCCCTCTTATCTCTTTCTTTATCTTCTTCTCTTTCTTCTTCTGCATCGTCTACAAGGTATCTCGTAGAATCTACGGTAGAATCTACAGTAGATTCTACAATGCCATCTACAGTAGATTTTTTTGCTTTCTGTTTATCTCTCCATCTTGACTGAGCCATTCGCTTACTTTCTCTTATCTTATCCATGCCCTCAGTGTTCTGGTGTTCCTGCCATCCGGCAACCGTTATAAAATCACCAGATCTAATGATCATTCCAAGCTGTTCAAGAGATAAAATAGCCTGTTTTACGATGTTTTCCTTAAATCCAAGCTCATCAGCAAGCATCTTGGTTGTGTAAGGAATGTCCTCTGTAAGAAAGATTCTTCCATCAGAATTGCATTTTCCTGCCATTGTGAGTAACATAATCCAAATAAGAACAATATTGTTTCCATCCGGCAGTTTTCTCAAATGCTTGATCTTTCTATTGTCAAACATTCCGGTTGTAATCTTTATCCACTTCACATCTGCCATTCTGGTCACCCTTTCTTGCATACTCCCTGAAAGCCTGCTCATTCTTCTGCCGCATCGATCGCACATATCTGTTACCGGAAAGCCACGGATTTGCCGCCTGTATCTTCTGTCTTGTACGTCTCACTGTCTCGGTTGTTGGTAAGCCGAACTCTGACAAATGCAGGAAGAACTTTGGCACAGAAACATGATCAATATTGTATCCATGCTTTTCACCGATCTTCTTACATACCAGGTAATACAACCGGTTATCACTACTTCTTGCTGCTATATCTTTTTCAAGGACTTCATAAACAACATCCTGTGTTGATATCAGCTCTTTTTTCTTCTCTTCAATGAGGTCTGTCATCATGCCCTCTATACCTCCTTAATTCGTATTCCATAACGGTGGAGCATCAATTTCCGCTTGATCACATAGTCTTTTGTTCTCATGCCCTTGGTGTCTTCCACGACTATATTCTCACCCTCTTTGTAGACAAAATCGGCAACATAGTAGCAGCTCTGTTCTATGACCTTACCGGGCTTATATTCGCCCTTATGAGGTCCAGCCTTGTACATCTCAGTTGATTGTTCTCTCTGTCTCGGTATAAGCTCGTATCTGACCTGTCTCTTGAGGTCCGTGATCTCTCCTGCTTTCTCAAGCAGCTTAAGCTCCATGTACCGGTTTGCTTCTTTCTTACTGTCAAACAGTATCCCATCGACCTCAACCTTTTTATTCCTGTACTTTCTGTCCAATGATGCTTTCTTTATCCACTGTGGATTCATCAATCAATGCTCCTTTCTCCCTGCCACCGGATCAGCGGCAGGGCTATATACAATGGCTTATACTGTGTGATGTGTGTATCTGCCATGAACAAGTATTATTTATGAAAACAGTGCAGCGGCGGCAGGATTCTGCTGTGTAGTCTGCGACTGTTCAATAACAGATGCTTCTTCCTTGCCCTGTTCCGGTTCCGGTTTTGCTTCCGGTTCTGATGCAGTGGAATCAACATATTCCTCTGTATCGTTTTCCACATAGGTCACATTTCCATCTCCATCCATAGTGGTCATATCACGCTCAAATGCGCTCTGAAGATCAATACTCATAACACCCCACTTGGAAATTAACTGACGGAGCATGGTCTTGTAAGCCATGCCATCAAAATTCTTGTACCAGAATGAGGAATACATCCATGCATCACGAGGGTCATAGTTGCCAGCTTCATAGTCAGCATATGACACCTTCTGCTTCTCTCCATACTTTGATTTGACTGTCGTAGCATCTTTTGAGAATGCCTGTGAATACTTATCAGCATGTGCAAGCATCTGTGCCTTGCTCCAGTACATTGTCTTTCTGAATCCATTCACAAGCTCAAACATTGCATAGTAGCCGATTGTCTCAGCTTTTTCACGCTTGTCCCAGTCATCAACCATAAGATTGACTTTGATGTCCTCATTGAGCGGATCAAAATATTCAAGCTCACCTTCTTTAATGGCTACTACGTTCAGTCTCTTATACTGACCGGATCGGATTGCAAGCTGGATATATCCCTTGTATCCCATCTGGAACTGTGCCTCTTTGGTACCTGCCTTGGTATTATTGAACGGGACCATGTAATAATGTCCGAGCTGTGGAGATGGCGAAAGTTGTAAACTCTCACCAAGAAGTGCTGCTGAAAGAATCGACTGATTTGTGCACTCCTGAAGTGTAGGGTTGGTGTTATATGCTGATACGATAGCAGAAATGAAACGCTGTCCATTCTTACCACCAACTACCTGATTGATCTGATTCTTTATAGCATCCTGTGAAAGGTATGCTGTGATTCCCAAATTCTGCTGTGCCTTGCTTTTTTTCACTAAACTATTATTAACTGCCATTATTTGTCCTCCTCATTAAAACTAAAAAGTTCATGTAACAACTGATCAAGTTTTTCCTTTGTTTTCTTAATCTCCTCGTCCAGTTCCTCATCTGTAAAAGAACCAAGTTTTATAACATTGTCTAATTTCTCTTTTGCAACACACGGTGGATAGTTTTTATGTAAGAATCGTGTGTATCCTGCCAAAACAGCAGCTACCTGTGATTCTACTTCATCCTCTGAGCCTTCCATTCTCAAATGATTTCCTTTTACCTCTATCATGCTTTTTCCTCCTAAATAGCTTTAAATTCTATGCTTCTACTCTTAAAGAACTCTTTCAATGCATAAGCATCTTCCGTTGTGAGTAATACCTCAAATCTGACTACCATTCTCTCCTGTGTGCTGTCAGCACTCTGCACCGGTTCTTGCGGTGTCACAGCCTGCTCATGCGGTACTGTCTGTTCTTCTTTGATCTCCTTTGCCTTGCGTTCTTCCTCTGCCTTTCGTGATTCTTCTGCAGCTTTCTTTTTAGCCGCAGCTTCAGCCTTTGCCTTTGCAATTTCCGCCATTCTCTGTGCCTCTTTGATGGCTTTATTTATATCAAGTGTCTGCTTGTATACCTCTGTCGCCTCAAAGCCAAATTCCGGCAGATTATGAAGTGTCAGCACATCATCACCAATCTGGTACATTCTTGACCGCATCTGCTCCTCAATGCTCTTCATTGACACCGAAGCATTCAGCCACTTCGGATCCCAGATCTTCTCCAACGTGACAAAATTCTGAAAACCGATAGTCGCAAACAACTCTTCAATGGCATTCTGCTTATTCGCTTTCTTCTGATCTTCAAATTCTTTCACCTGCTTGTCGATCACAGCTATAGGTTTGTCTATAATTCCAATGATCTCATTAACCTGTGCTTTAAATTCATTGAATGGCTGCATATACTCTTTTTCTCTCCGTATACGTTCATCATTCAATGTCTTTTTCAGCTTGTTAAGTGTTGCTCTGTCTGCCTTGGCATCCTTAACCTGATCATCTGTATATACAAGCGTCTCATAAAATGCCACTTTCTCAGTCAACTCTGCTTTCAGTTCCTCATAATTGAAGCTGATTTTTTCTGGTATTACTACCTCATTCACTCTTAATTCCATGTACATCCTCCCACCATAGCCAGTTCATACTGAACATCTTTGTTTATTTTCATCATGCTCATGATCCGGTCTGTCTGTTTCTGTCTCTCCTCTTCACAGTCGCATCGCTCTCCCGGATCAAGATTTGCTCCGCAGTTACTGCAAATTCTGTAATACATTTTTCTCTCGCCCCCTTTACTATATTTCCGGTAATTTCAGTGCCGGTGCTTTTTTCATCTGTACATGCTCCCAGAACTTTGATTCTTCCTCGATCAGATGCTTGATATCTTCTTCAACCCCCGACCGCTCTATAGAATAATGTCTTGTCTGTAAGTACACATCCTCTCCATATACAGATTTAAGCTGTGCCTTAAGTACAACGTAGTTAAACTCTGTAACCATTAAGTAGTGCAGCACCTGTATGTAATAGTTATCCGGTATCCTGTGATCCCACTTTTCTTTCTGCATGGACTGTAAGATATTCGTGGTCTTACATTCCCATATGCCTTTACGACCATCCTGATCTATGAGCCAGCCATCAAGAGATGCATGCGCCCACGGATACTTGTCATTGAACCAGATGTTATTTTCTTCATAACACACCTGGTATTCCGGATAGTCCAATTTGAACAATTCTCTGAGAAGCGGCTCAGCTTCTGTTCCATATTTCACATATGGCTTATCCGATATATCCACCGGTTCAATTCCATATGCTTTTTCTTTCCAAAGCTCCACATTGCTTTTATATGGGTTCATTCCCACAATAGCCGAAGCATCCGAACCACCTATCTTTGTTCTTGCCTTGAGCCATTCTTCATGACTGGATAACACTTTCATCTCAACCATGCTTTTCTTCTCCTGCCTACCAGATAAGGGAGTGTCAGCAGCACTCCGACAAATGCCTGTCCAAGGTGTGCATACCATGGTTCAATGATCTGCATATCCATGGCGAACGCAACTGAGTTTGCTGCTCCGAAGATCAGGAATAAACCAATAGCACACATGGTATAAACCGCATATCTGCATATCTTCTTTTTCTTCATTTGCTTCACTCTCCTTTCTCACTGTGCATCCTGCAACACCGTCCCACCTTCTGCAACTTTCTTAGGATTGAACGGTGGTACTCTTCTGCCGGCTTTCAATTCTTTGCGGTATCGCATAAAGTCTACAAGCGCAAGATAGTTGACATATGTCACACCAAAACCATCCAATATGGTGTATTCACTGTATCTTCCTTTTGCAATGTATATCGCCAGCTCCGATAATCTGTTACATACCGTTCTTATCGATATTCCAAATTCCTCGGCAATCTCGGCTTTTGTCATATATGGACCGGCTTTTACATATCTAATTCCTGTTATATCCATTTCTTACCTCTCCTTTCTCTTGTCGTCCTCGTTATTTCACCCTATAATTTCCGTAGGTGCTACCAACACCAATTCATACGAAAGAAGGTGAAACTATGTCAAAAGATTCCTTTAAAGATGCCTTGACAAATATTGAAGACATTGCACTGGCTTACACAGTCAAGACATCAACTGCCACAACACCTGAACAGTTTCTTGACGATTATGTAAAGAATAAAATTTCATTTACTGAAATCAAGAAACAACATGGTGATAAGTGGATGATCTAAAACTCGAATCTGGCAATTGATTTAAGAACCTCTTTTGTCACATCGAGTAGGTGTAGTGAGTGCTTTACCGAGTATTTCTTTGCTCCAAGTACTTTTAAGATGTCCTTGATAACGCACTCCTCGCCGTCATACGTTTCCGACAATTCACAGTTCTTTGCGATATAATAGAAAATTATCTCCTCGTCAGTGAGAACTTTCCTCACCTCAGAGAATTCTTCTATATCTTTCGTTTTCTCTGCTATGTCTACCAGCTTTGAATTTATGCTGTTTATCATGCCTCTCCTTTCTATCCATTTTAATTGGATTCTGACGGTAAAAAAATATAGTCTAACGGCATATCATACAGTCTTGACAATTCCTTAGCCTGTGAGATTTTAGGTTCTGATGTACCCTTTTCCCAACTAACAATAGTCTGCTTGCCTACTGCCATATGTTTTGCTACTTCTTCCTGTGTCATTCCTGCATTTACTCTTGCTGCCGCTAAACTAATCTGGATCTTTTTCTGTGTTTTCAATTTTGCTCTCACTTCCTTTCTGTATCATGTTCATATTGTATATCCATTTTAATTGGATGTCAATACTAAAATTCATTTTAATTGAACTTTCTGTTGCTTAATATACATTTTTGTTGTATTATATGAATATATCAGAAACAGGGAGGTGCTCCTAATGTCAGACGAAAAACAAAAAGAAGTTTTTGCACGAAATCTGAATAAATATTTAGAAAAAAGTGGAAAAACACAAAGAGAAGTTGCGCAAGCAATCGGTGTTATTCCAACTACATTTAATACATGGTGTCTTGGTCAAGCTTTACCACGAATGGGTAAGGTTCAGTTATTAGCTGATTATTTTGGTATAAATAAATCTGATCTAATTGAAAACAAGCAAGATTCAGAATACTATCTTGATCCGGAAACAGCTAAAAAGGCACAGGAGATCTTTGAAAACAAGCAACTCTCTCTTCTCTTCGATGCCGCAAGGGACGCAGAGCCAGAGGACTTGGAGACAGTTCACACAATGCTCATGGCTCTCAAGAATAAAGAAAAGAAGTAATGTACAAAAAACATCCCACGGTATTTGTTATTGTATCTACAACTATGTTACAAGGGGGATAAGTTAATTGTATGATATAAATGTACAGATGATGGATCTGAAGACTACAAAAGTTAAAGAAACTGTTACCTGCAATGAAGATGGTTCATATACTATCTTTCTTAATACACGATTCACACAGGAGCAGCTTAACGATGCTTATATCCATGCCATAGGTCACATCACCAGAGACGACTTCAACAAACACAGCTCTGCTGATGCTATTGAGGTTTATGCGCATGGATTAAATAAAAAATAATGAAGGAGAGATTTTCATGAAAAAGAAACTATTAACAATTATGGCTGTATCAACACTAGCTTTGTCTCTTACCGGATGTGGTAATGCAGGTAATTCTACTACTGTTTCCACCACCGAAACTGTAACAACAGAGGCCACCACTGAAGCAACAACAGCAACTTCTACAGAAGAAGAAACCACTGAAGCTGCCACATCAGAAGAAACTTCAGAAACAGAAGCTCAGTCTGGTACATTAGATGGTCTTGCTCAGTATCTTCTGGATCAAGGAGTTGTTACAGGTTCAACATCGGAAACTATGTACTCATATATCGGAGCAATCGGCGGATTCAAGTATCTTGATTCTAATGTAGAAGTTTATGAGTACGACATGAACTCAGATACGTATAAGCAAATAGTTGATACTAATAGCGTGAGTGGTCTTACTGTGTCCGCTATCAATGGGCCTTACGTTCTTATGTTTAGTAATGATGACGTGAACCAGTCTGTAATAGACGTATTCAATGCATACAAATAAGAGCTTTTATATGATATAGAATAAAAAAAGGGGGGCTAGTTGATATGTCATTATTTGGACCATCAAAAAGAGAATTACTGGAATGGCAAGCATTTGTTACTGGGAAACCATCAAGCAAACTACTAATGAATAAAGCTCAATTAAAAACGGCAACTCAACAGATTGCTCAAGACAGCCTAAGAATATCTAACGATTGTGTCAGAATTATCTCTGAAACAATTAAGCCTGATGTATTCTTCTCAAGAATGGACTTGCTATATCATCATACATACAAGTTATCTGTTTGTGAGAAATATATAAAATTCTCAGATGCATTACCATCACAGGCGTTGGCACAATTTGGACAAGATCATTTTAATGCTGTACAAGCTTTTATTAACAGATATACCCAAGCCACATACAGCAAAGCTGACACACTAAAGACAACCAAAGGGAAATTGAATCAAGCAGTAAAATTCTATGATTCACTTGTCCCTTATTTCAATAATATAGAGCCTCAAAATATACAGATGATTGAAAACATAAAGCAATCCATGCTTGCTAATTTGGGAGGTCAAAAAAATTAAATTCAGTTACCCAAAGTCTCTGCCGATGTTATTGAGGCTTATGCGCATGGATTTTGTAAAAAGGGGGAATAAAGATACATATGATAATACCAAATATGTTTAAAAAGAAAAACAACACCAAAAGAGATACAAATAAAAATGAAAAACTGAATTCATTTGGAGAACCATTAAACCACCTCATAGATGGTGAACTCCCTTGGGGTTGGATATCCGCAAATAAAGAATTCATTGATAAAACCCAATCAGAATATAAATATTTTTTAAATGAATGGAACGACAGTATAAATAAGTCTCCAAAAAATAAATATTCTGCATTAAAATCTTTATTATCATATATTAACGATATTCAAACACGATGTAATTCTCTAGGTGAATGTTTTGCATATTGGTGCAATAACTGTTTGCTTACAGATACTCTCACAGCTAAGCTTGAAAGTACTTATAATGACTTATCAGAAAATTTACTTGAGTTACAAAAAGAATATGAAAAAAAACAACATTTACTGCAAAATTTAGAAGAAAACCTGTACGTTTTTATTAATAGTAATAATGGCATCCTGCAAAAAGATATATATTCTCATTTTGGACCAGAGATAAAAAATAATATTGCTGACATACTTTATCAATGGGAAAAAGAAAAAAAGATAAACAGAATAAAGTCAGGGAACACATATATTATCACTGTTAACAACTATTAGAATATTCAATGTTCTATTTTCAAAGAAAAAAGTATATAAAAATCCCCCAGATGCTACCAACATCTGAGGGAAGTTACCCACAAACCGAAGGCTTATGAATAACGCTCTAAGCAAGCTACATTATATCACAAGCCTTCTCATTTTGATAGGCTTATTTTTTATGCCTATCTTTAGATAGGAGTTGATATTATGTGGTCAGAAATACAAAAAAATGGAACTGTAAAGTATTGTGAGCGGTACACAGATCCGCTCACGGAGAAGGTTAAGAAGGTCACTGTAACGATGCAAAAGGCATCACCGCAGAATAAGAACAAGGCGACGAGGATCCTCAATGCCAAAATCGATGCTGCATTGGATTCAGTATATGCAGATAAAAAGACTACTTTAAGAGAATTGCATGACGTATATTCCGCAGCTCAATGCGTGACATATAAGTTATCTACGACCAAACGAAATAATATAATAATCAATTCTGTTCTTGATATCTTAGATGAAGATGCTATTGTCAACAATCTATCAGCTCAGTATGTAAACAGTAGATTCCTTGACAGTGGTAAGAATATATCAACGCTTAATACATATATTACGAGATTTAAAGCCATGCTTAATTGGGGATATAAAAATGACTACCACGATAATTACCGGCTTATCAGTAAACTTGAATTATTCACAGATCAGACACAGGAGGAAAACACACAGAGTAAATATCTTGAACCAGCCGAAATCACAAAACTCCTTGAATATATGCAAGATCAAAATATGTGGCATTGGTATTATGTCACTGAATTTCTTGTCCTGACTGGACTGCGTTTTGGAGAGCTTGCGGCGCTCAAAGATACTGATGTAAGCTTGCAAGACCTCACTATTCACATAGATAAAACATATGATTCAAATAACGATGTGGTTACTACTCCTAAAACGGATAATTCTATCAGAGATATTCACATTCAGCCGGAATTGATTACTGTAATCAAAAAGATACGATTATGGAGGAAAGAAAAGATGTTAGAGCGGAATCTGTCAACGACCCTATTTATTCCAGACATCTCTACCGGATCATATATATCATATGCTGCGTATGATAATTATCTAAAAAGAAAATCTAAGCTTGTGCTCAATCATCAGATTTCACCGCATAAGCTCCGTCATACGCACGCATCATTGCTCGCTGCGAACGGAATGACTCCAGAACAGATTGCAAGAAGGCTGGGCCACGGTCGTAGCGATGTCACTCAGGACATATATATACATGTCACTCAGCAGGTCGTTGCGAATGATAATAAAACTATTGATTCAATAAATCTTATCTCATAG